TGGTGCGCGCAACCCGCGGCGCTCAAGGCCGACGTCGTGACACCCGACGCGTACTTCGCGGCGCGCACGGCCGCGCGCGACGGCGGCGTCCCGATGCCCGCGCGCGGGCGCACTCTCGGCGACCTCCCGCTCGCGAAATTGCACCTCACGAGTAAGGGGACGCCGCTCGTCGCCCTCTCGTTGCCCGGCGAGGCGCTCGACCGCATCCGCAAGGTCCTCGACGTCGCGTTCGCGCCGAGCGACCCGCACAACGACCCGAACGAGTTCGGGAGCACGTTCAATCACTACCGCGGCGCGCTCCGTACGCTGTTCAAGTGGGCGAACCGCAACATCGCCAACGCGCCCAACCCGATGGCGCTCATCCCGACGCACGCGGTGGACGCCTCCTCGCTCGCCGGGCAAGACATGCGGATCGTGCGGCGCATCCTCGGCCGTCTCGATACCGGGTCGGGCCGACCGGCGCGCCTCGGGCGCTTGCGCCTCGCGGTCCTCGCCTATGTCAATATCACGCCCGATCAATTGATGCGGGTACAGGCGGGCGACTTTTACGACGTACCGGACGCCTCGCGCGCCGACATCCTCGCGGGCGACGTGCGCCTCCTCAAACCGGCGCGCCACAAGGGGCGCTCGAAAATCACGCCGCAACCGGAACTCATTCCGCTCACGCCGTACGGCGTCGAGGCGATGCGGGCGCTCGCCGCCGAGCCGGACGCGTTCACGCGGCGCTCATTCTCGACCTCGCAGATCAATCGCCTCTGGCGGCGCGCCGTCGGCCGGGAGGTCGCCGCGCTCACGGCCAGCGGGATACCGGTCCCCGAGACGCTCCCGGCGATGACGGCCTACAACCTGAAACACTCGCTCGCGTGCGCCCTCGAAATCGCGACCGCGGGCAAGTTCGACCGGTCGGGCCGGTTGCGACAGGCCGAGGAAACCATCGCGGCGCACAACCACAAACGCGGGAGGACCTCGGCGATTTACACGGGCGCGTCGGTCGCCGCGGTGCTCATCAAAGCCAACATCGCGTTGACCGAGTACCTCGATGAGGTGTTCGCGACGCCGCTCGCGCCCGCCGTCGAACTCCGCGCGGTCCCGATCACGGCGGGACGCCGATGATCGGCCCCGGGAAGTACGACGCCCTCGCGACGTATGTCCGCGAGCAGGCCAAGGCCGACGGGGTCGTCGTGCTCGTGTTCGGCGGGATGCACGGCGACGGGTTCTCGTGTCAGGCCGACGCGTTCGTCACGCTCGCCTTGCCCGAACTCCTCGAATATCTCGCCGCCGCCATCCGGCGCGACCTCACCGCCACGGGCGGGCCGTGGAGCGGCCCGGCCTCGTGAGGTCCTAACCCTCGACCCGCCCGCCGTTCGTCGTTCTGAGGCCGTCCTCGTTAGCCGGGGACGGCCTTTTCGGTGTACGCCCGCCCGCCCGCCCGTTGCCGACCGGGGGCCTCCACTCGAAACACTCGAAGCATAGGGCGCGTGTGTCCTCGGGGCCTCGTCGCCACTCGAAGCATAGGGCGCGTGTGTCTCAGACACGCGCCCTATCCCGGGGCGGCATTAGGGCGCGTGTGTCTCGAAACACCCGGGTTTGTTTCGAGATGGAAACAAGTGGGATTTATTGGGGTTTTTTGACACTTCTCGAAGCACGGCCGGAGGGCGGAAATGAGGCCGGTTTCGAGGGTTTTGTTAAGGATTTGGCGAATGTTGAGGCGTTAGGGCGTGTGTTCGACAAGCACGCGTCTCATACGGTAACGCTCGCGTTGACAGTCAGTTGCGGAGACCTCGAAACACGTTCCCGTGCTTCGGGGAAAAGGGCGGTACTCTATCACCGCCGACGAGTCGCCCACGCCATGATCAACGCCGCGGCGATGAGGACGGCGACGACCTCGGTCGGCGAGGGCGCAGACCGGAACATCACCCGCCCGACCGGCCGCGCCAGCGGGTCGGTTCACAGGACCATCCGCAATACCCGCGATCACAGCCGGGATCTTGGAGGACCTTAATCGGCCCGCCATCGGCGCACACCCGCGGCGGCGGCGTGAGCGCCCGCGCGAGACTCGGATGACACCCGCCCGCCGCGAGGCCCGCGGCGACGAGGAGGCCGATGGTCGTCGGATTGGACGGCCCGCGCTTCTCGTTTTCCGGCCTCCGTTGAGGCCCCAAAAACGGAAGCAACCCCGACCGCGGCGGGCCGAGGTTGAGGAGATAGACGGCCCCGCACCCGGCGCACGTCTCGAACGCCGTGACGACGCCGTCGGCCGGGTCGAGGTACTCGCGGTCCCGGGTCCACGCGATCCCGCCGCATCGCCCGCACACCCGCCCGGCCTCACGCCGCGAGGATGACATGGCGGAGGAGGTCCTCAAGACTGAACTTGGTATCGCTACATCGGACGAGGTACTTCGGGAACGTCCGCGGCGCGAGGTCGATTTCGGTGATCCGCACCGATTGGATCGTGAACTCCCCGGCGATATTCCACGGGGCCGGGAGGTTGACGGTGACGCGCGCGCCGCTTCGGGTCAACCGGTCGCGCGAGGCGTAGTCGAGTTGCACTTGCGCGAACTCGAACAACGCCAGTTCGGCGAGGCCGCGGGCCTGACAGTTCGGGATCGTATCGAGCGACGCATCGGTCACGACGAACTCATGGACGCCGTCGCCGCCCTCGACCGCGGCGAGCGCCGCTTGCCCGGCCGCTGAATTACTCGTCACCCACAACGCGAGGCGCGAGCCGACCGGGAGCAGATCCACCAACCCCGAGACGCCGGTTAGTTGCGCGACCGTGAGCACGGCCGACCCGCCGCGGATCGGCGCAATGATCGACCCCGCGCCGGTCGCCGGAATCCCGGTCAAGGTCGCCCCGATCCCGGCGATCCCTGTGTAGCGAATGTATTGATTGTCGATTTGGACCCATCCGACGGGCGGAAAGTTCGCGGCCGTATTGAGCACGAGAATGGAATCGCCGACGAGCGCGCCGATGGTAGACACCGGGACGGGCGCGCGGCCGAGGTCTTTGTCGCCGCGCGTGTCGAGAAACGTCGTCGCCGTATTGTTGTCGAGCGTGCCGACATAGAAAAACTCCGCGCCGCCCGCGAGCGTGCGATAGATGATCCGTTGGGTCACGCCCGCGGGGCCGAGCGGAATCGCCGACAGGTTGACCGCGCTCGACCCGGCCTCGTTGACGAGCGAGACGCCGCCGCCGAGGTTCCCGTCGGGGACCGTGTCGAGGAATGTCGTCGTGCTGTTGTCGCTCAACCGCGTCACGAGGCCGTACTCGGTGCCCCCCGCTCTCGTCCGATACAGCAGACGCGCGAGCGTGCCGGTCGGCCCGATGGGAATCGAGGTGACCGCATGTTGATCGCCGCCCGCGGTCGAACTCGGCGGCGGCGCGGACCCGCTCAACCCCGCGTCGGGGACATTGTCGGTAAACACGGTCGCCACGTTGCCCGTGAACTCGGCGACGAGGGCGTACGGTTGGCCGTTCGCTTGGGTGCGATAGAGACGGCGCGCGATGACGCCGGACGGGCCACTCGGGACGGTAATCTGCGGAATGCCGTTGCTCCCGCCCGTGTTCGCGGTCGGCATACTCGACGCGAGCGCCGTATCGGGAATCGCATCGAGAAACGTCGGCGTCGTGTTATCGCGGAGGTCGCCGAGGAAAAACCATGCGGTCGTAACGTCCCGCTTGGAGCGGTAGAGGCGACGCGCGATGGTCCCGGTCGGCCCGGTCGGGACCGAGACTTGCGCGAGGCGGCCGGTCGTCGGTTGCGCCGGGTTCCGCACGGCGAGTTGATTGTCGAAAAAATAATCGGTGATGACCGCTTGCGCGTTGTTCTGGATTTCGCTCACGAGGAAATATTCCGCGCCGCCCGCTTTGGTCCGATAGAGGCGGCGCGCGATAACCCCGGTCTCGCTCGTCGGGTACATCGTGACTTGCATGCACACGCCCGCGCGGATCGTTTGGATCGGATAGTTCGACCCGCACTCGCCTTGACTGATGTCATCCCAGTACTGCGTTGGGACGCCGCTCGCAAACCGGAACTCTTTGTTGAGCGCGAACCCGCCGATCCCCGAAATCGCGCGATAGATGCGGACGCCGTCCGCGCCGGTCGGGCGGAAATTCGAGATGTTCATCAGGAGGCGCACCGGGACACTGCCCCCGACGAATAAACTTTGTTGCGGGCCGAGCGCCGTCTCGCCGTACGCGTCGGAGTAGTAGCTCGCCGCCCACAGGTACGTCCATCCCTTTTCGATCCGCCCGTTGCCGTCCTGTGTTCCCGACCATCCGACGTACCAGCCCGGGTACGTCATCGCCAACCCCGACCCGCCGTACTGCGTATTCATCCCCGATTCGCCGAGGCCCGTGACGTAGGTGATCCCGTAGTAGTACGCGCCGCCGAGCAGGCCCCCAAATCCCGCGCTCGCGTTGAAGTTGCCGACGCCCGGGAGCACGAGGGCACTCGGCGTGAATGTAACACTCGTCCCCGGCGCGCTCTCGCCGTCGGCGGTGACAAACGTCGCGCGATACGCGTAGGGCGCGCCCGCGGCGAGCGGCCCCGCGCCGTTGGCGTTGACGACCGAGGGCGGGAACGGGATCGCAATATCGGGTTGCGTGAGTTGGATCGGCGGTCCCGGGGCCGTCTCGCCGTATTGCGTGACATAGGTCGCGACCCATTTGTACGTCCCCGGCGAGAGACGGGAGAGGCCGGGCGCGGTCCCCGCCGTGATGTTCGGCGGCGCGAGCGCGGTCGCCGTGCGCCCGGTCGTCGGCCCGGGCAACGTCTCGCCGAGCGTCGTCAGATACGCGACCCGGTACTGGTACGCGCCGACGAGCGGGCCGACCGTCCCCGTCGCGCCGACGCCCGGCGCATTGGTCGGACTCGTGACGTCAGGACAAAAGAGCGCGGCCGACGGCGCGCCGATGGTCGTCTCGCCTTGCGGGTTGCCAAACGCAATCGCCCACCGATACGTCCCACTCAAAAATCCCGCGACCGCGGGCGCGAGCGCGGGCGACCCGCCAAACGTCGGCCCCGAAATATTCCCGATGATGACCGAGCCGCCGACGTTGCCCGGGTCCTTGCCGGTATACGGGAGGATTTGCCCGTCGTCGCTGATGACCGTGCCGCCCGTCGCCGCGAACATCGTCGCATCGGCGACCGGCATCGGGATCACTTCGACCGCGCCCGCTTGCAGCGCCACGCCGATCCCGTTCCACACACACGGGGACGGGGCCGTCATCGTGATCGGTCCCGCGATTGGCCCGCCACTATCGGCGACGCTCGCGACGCCGTCGCTCGCTTGGTTCGCGCGGAGGACGCCGCCCGTGACCGTCGTCGGCCCGACCCCGAGGTTATTGCGGACGAACACGACCGCCCACGCTCCCGCGCCGCTCACGTTGAGCGCGAACGAGGCCGCGGCCTCAACCGACGCGTGGATCGGATGCACCGGGCCGAGAACGCCGCGATGCGACGCCATCGTCAGCCCGAGGAAACTACACACGCCGCTCGCGGTGACTACGACCGGATGCGCCCCCGGGTGCGGGTTGGCTAACCCGTAGAGATAGATCCATTCACTCCCGTGCACGTTGGGTGCTTTATCGAGGAGCGTCATCGCGACGCCGTCGTAACTCGCGCTCGCGATGAGGTCAGTCCCGCCGCCCAACGTCACGCACACGAGGAGCGAGTTCGTATTCGCGCCGACGGTGTAGCTCACCGTTTTGATCGTCGCGTTGGTCGAATAGCCGCCCGCGAGTGCCGCGTCGAACGACATCGACGGGACCGGCCCGAGGCGCGCGTCGGCGGGACCGACGACCGCGACCGCCGCGCCGCGGACGTGGACCCGGGTCCGCGTTTGCGAGACGTCAAGCGTCGGCGTGATCGGCGGCGTGTATTGGAGCGTGCGATTGGTCGGCGTGATCGGCGTCGGTTGCGTGCCCGGGTCGGTCACGAATAACCACACCACTTTCCCGTAATCGACTTTGGTGTAGCCGCCGACGAGCGCGGCGAGTTGACTGAGCGCCTCCATCACGGTCGCGCCGTTAAACGTGACCGTCACCGCGGGAAGGCCGCTCACAATCCCCGCGTTCGAGAACCCCGACGTAAAACTCGCGAGGAGACTGAGCGCGACCGTCGAGGCCGAGACGTTTGTCCACGTCCCGAACACGCGCCGCCGATTGAGGAGATAGGTGTAGTCCTCACACTCGATCTCCCATGCGAGGTCGGTCGTTTTCGCTTCGTACACTTGCGCGCGGCGTTTGACCGTGCCCGCGAAAATCAGATTCGGCACGAGCAGATTTTGCAACCCGATCTTGACGTCGGTCCCGACCGCGGGCGGGTTGGTGTCGCAGAGGAAATGACAGGTATTCGGGGCCTCGTTGAGAATGTCCTCGATTTCGACCGACCCGCGACGGACTTGCGGCGTCACAATTGCGCCGCCGAACGCAATCACAATCGACGTCGCGCCGACGCCGGTCTGGGTGAGCGACGCAATCGTGCCGAGATGGATCGATGGCGCGCTTCGGAAATCGGCCGGGAGTGTCGAGAGGCGCGCCGCGGGGCACAGGACGGCCCACGCCGCCGCCGCCGCCATCGTGACGGGGCCGACATCGAGGCGCGGCGCGGTGACGCGCACCGCGAGCGTCGCATCGGCGCGGAGGTCCGCGGTTTGCGTGACCGTCGCCGCGGTCCCGAGGGGCATCGTCGCCGCCGCGGCGAGGACGGCGCGGAGACTGAGCGCGGCCTCCGCGCCCATCGCACACCCGGCCGCGGCGAGGAGCGGCCCTTGCACGGTGAGCGTCGCCGCGGTCCCGACGACGACCGACGGGGTCGCGGCGACCGCGGCGGGCGCGGTGAGTGCGGCATCGACCGCGACCGAGACGACCGCCGCCGCGAGCAGACGCGCCGCCCCACTCGGGAG